AGGAGTACGGCCGGTTGCGCGCCGAGAGCCTACGGAATGACGGCGACGCGCGGGAGGCAACCGCCTTCTATGAGAAGAACCGGGCGAAGATGGATCGAGGAGCGGTTGTGGCTTGGCCGGAGCGGCACAAGCCGGATGAACTATCGGGGGTGCAACACGCCATGAACCTCCGACTACGCGACGAGCGGGCCTTTATGTCGGAATACCAGAATGACCCGCTGCCGGCGGAAGAGTCGCAACAGGAGGAACTCACGGCGGTCCTGGCGGCCGGAAAGGTGAACGGCTACGCGCGCGGTATAGTGCCGGCCCGGTGTCGGTGGTTGACGGCCTTTGTGGACGTACATGACCGAATCCTATTTTGGTTGGTGGCCGGCTGGCAAGAGGACTTCACCGGGTACGTGTTGGATTACGGTACGTTTCCCGATCAGCGGCTAGACTACTTCATTGCGGCGACGGCCCGGCGAACCCTACGGCAGCTTGCACCCCGGCTCGGCGTACAGGGGGCGATTACAGCCGGCTTAGATCGGTTGACCGACAACCTGCTATCGCGGGACTGGCACGGCGAAGAGGGGGCGACGGCGCGCATCCAACGCTGCTTGATCGACATAGGGTACGAGCCGGATACCGTCCTGGCGTTCTGCCGGCGGTCCCCTCACGCGGCCGTGTTGTTGCCGGCCCGCGGCCGTTTCGTCGGTGCCAGTCACACGCCGTTTGCTGAATACCGGAAGGAGAAGGGCGCCTTCTCTGGCTTTCACTGGCGGATGCCCCCGGTACGCCGGGCGGGCCTGCGGCGCATTGACGTCGACGTGAACTATTGGAAGTCGTTTGTCTACCGCGGCTTCCTTACAGCGGCCGGCGATCGGGGCAGCCTATCGTTGTGGGGCAAAGACCTCAAAGGCCACCGGCTATTTGCGGATCACATTTTGGGCGAATACCGGGTCAAGACCGAGGCTCAGGGGCGGGTGATAGATGAGTGGAAACGGCGGGTCAACAGTCCCGATAACCACTGGCTCGACTGCCTTGTAGGCGCGGCGGCGGCGGCGGCGATGTTAGGCGCGACCTTGTTGGACGCCAGGCCGACCGTCACACGGAAACGGAAACGGGCGGCGGTTGCTTACCTGTAAAGGAGAAATGCAATGAAAAACGGCAAACGCGGGCGGCCGGCGGGAGCGCGGACGGTCGATCGGCCGGCGGCAGACGTGCTACCATCAAGCTGTCCCAAGTGTGGCAGCACGAATCGGGAACCCTATTCAGGGCAACCCCGGGAGTTCAAGTATGCGGGCGAACATGAGGGGCGGTCCTATACCCGGATTGTCTACCGGTCAACGCGCTGTCGGGATTGTGGGCAGGCGCGGGTAGATCGGGAATGGCTCAATGAGCCCGAGAAATAGGATTTACCTATTTTACTTCCCATTTTGAGTTGATCCGGGACTTGTCTGCTTAATCAACTCCGGTAAGGATGAAGTGGGTGGGCCACTAGCGCCCTGGCTACTTGAGGTTGGGTGAGGCCGTGTGGCGACGCCTCTCGCGTCACACGGCCCTCTTTTTTTGGTGGAAGCTGGCATGGCGGCGACGGCGGCCGAAATGGTTGACTTGCTCAAGACCGCACTGGAAACCAATGCGGGCGTGGTGACTGTCAACGTGAACGGCTTGAACGTGACCTATAACCGGGACCAGGCCCTACGGGAGTTGACGTTTTGGGAACGGCGCGCGGGCCGGGAGGCGGGTACGCGGCCGGTAACGGCGGGAATTAACCTGAGCGGATTCTGATGGACGGCAACGGACAAAAGACGATCGGCACTTGGCTGGGACGGCTGGCGGACCGCTTCCGGTTCACCTATGACGCCGTGACCGACAAGAATCGCCGGCGTCCACCGGTAACGCGACTGCGGACAGAAGATGAGGAACTGACGCAGACGCAGCGCGGGCAGCTTATTACGTCAACCCGGGACCTTTACCGGAACTTTGCCCTGGCGGCCTGGGCGATCCGCAAGCACCTGGATTACGTCAGTACCTTCCGGTTTCAATCGCGGAGCGGTCTCCCCGGAGGGGTAGATGATCGAATCGAGGGGCTGATGCGATGGTGGATGCGGGCCGGCAACTTCGACGTGGCAGGGCGGCATTCGCTCAGGCGCATGATCCGGTTGGCTGAGGCCCGGGCGGTCTTGGATGGCGACGTATTTCTGATGCGGCTGGCTGATGGGCGCGTGCAGGCGATTGAGGGTGACCGCGTTCGAACGCCCAACGTAATCGAAGGAGCGAATGCGCCGGCCCCAGCCAGCCTGGTACACGGCGTCGAGTTAGCGCCGGAAGGGCGGGTTCTCCGATATGCGGTCTGCAAACGGCTAGGAGGAGAAGGGCGGTTTCAACTGGAGCGCATGGTGCCGGTCGAAAATCTACTCCAACACGCCTTCTTTGACCGCTTCGATCAGGTACGCGGAGTATCGCCTATAGCCGCGGCTCTCAACTCATTCCAAGACGTTTATGAGGGGATTGACTACGCGCTGGCGAAGGCGAAGGTGGCGCAGTTATTTGCGCTGGCGTTCTACCGCGAATCGCTTGAACCGCCTGGTATCGTCGAGACAGAGGAGGATGAAGAGGGGAAGCCGAAGTACAAGATCGACTTTAGCCGCGGCCCGGTAATGATGGACTTGGAGCCTGGCGACCGGGCCGAGTTTTTGGAATCCCACCAGCCGAGTAGCGAGTTTCAATCGTTCTGCCAGGTCGTTATCAGTGCATCCTTAAAGGCCCTCGATATCCCGTTCTCGTTCTTTGATGAAGCGTACACAAACTACTCTGGGGCGCGGCAGGCCCTCTTGCAGTATGAGCAGGCGGCCGAGGATAAGCAGCAGAATATCCGCGATGACCTACTCGACCCTTTAACGACGTGGCGGCTTGGCCTCTGGATAGCCAACGGCAAACTGCAATTGCCGGTGGGCACGCGGTTTGAGGCGTTACGTTGGGAGTGGATACCGGCGGGCATCCCCTGGATTGATCCGCTCAAGGAGGTCCAGGCGGATGTTACGGCGATCGGCGCGGCGCTTGCCTCGCGTACGCGCATCTTGAAGATGCAGGGGGCAGACTTCTTTGACGTGGCTGATGAACTGGCAGCCGAGAATCAATACCTGGAAGCCCTCGGATTGCCGACGGCGGTTTCCCCGGGCAATGCCCAGATAGTTGAGATTGCCGGCAGCGGGAAGGGAGGTAAGTAATGCCATATCCCAATGAGCATAGCGCGCGGTTGCGAGATCCGGGCGATTTCGACCCCAAGACGTTTCGGCGGACCAACGGCGGCGCCCTATTTGGCCGGATCAAAGTACCGGTAACGATCGGGGTTATCTGGGGCAAGTTAAAGGGGTCGGTCAAGTCGAATGACCCGCCGTTGGTTCAGGCGTTACGATTCCCCATCAAGAACTGGACGGCGGCGGCGGCCCGGAAGTGGCTAAAGGACAATAACGTAAAGGCGATTGCCTTCGAGGAGGCAAAGAAGGAGGAGCAAAGCGATGAACAAGCCGCGGGAGGGACGACTGAACGACGGCCGGCGGAAGCGTTCTGCCTCTCGGCGGAATTGGAGTTTTCAGAAGGCGCAGGAGGTGAAGGAGGTGAAGGAGAAATCCCGATTAGAGTTGTGGCCCGAACTGCCAAGCCGATTGAACACCCTTGTTGGGGGCGAATCGTCCACGACCTTGCCGGGATGCGGGTCAAATCGACAATTCCCCTTGATTATGTCCACGACGCGCGAGAAGTAATCGGGTACCTCGATTCCTTCGAGCGGGACAATACGCGCGGCCTGGTTTGCGCGGGGGCGCTCGTTCCCTTTGGAGAGGACCGGGCGGCCGAGGTAGCGCACAAAGGGCAACGGGGCGTACCCTATCAAGCGTCGATCTACTTTGGCGGCCCCGGTGTGAAGATCCAAGAGATCGGCGTCGGAGAGAAGGCCGAGGTAAACGGCTATAGCCTGGACGGCCCGGCGGTAATCGTTCGGAAGTGGCCGTTGTCAGGCGTGGCAATATGTCCGCATAGTGCGGATCGGGGGACCGTCGTTCGATTCTCCGATGATGAGAGCAATGAAGTCGAGTTCACAGTTGAAAGGAGCCTCGAAATGGCGAAGACACATGAGCCCGTCAAGCCGATTGAGCCGGAGGAATTGGCGACGGCAGAACCGATAGCGGCGGAAGCGGCCCTGCAAGCGCCTCCCGTTGCGCAGAGTGCGATTCCGGCTACTCCGGCGGGCGAAATACCGGCGGCCCCGGCAGTCCCAGCGGCGCAACCGCAGGCGGCTACAGCGGCCCCGGGGCAACGCTTCCTCGATGCCTTTGGCGAGAAGGGCGGCATCTGGTTTGCGCAGGGCAAGACGTGGGAAGAGGCGTACGCCTTGTACCTGGCGGACCTCAAAGCCCAAGTAGCGGCCAAGGAGCAAGACAACGCGGCGCTGAAGGCCAAACTGGCGGCGCTGACCCCCGGTGAACCGGCCCCGGTATCGGCTACCCCGGCCGAAGACGCCGAGACTCAGGCGGTACGCAACCTGAGCGCGAAGATCGGCCCGAACCTGGCGCGCGTAGCGGCAGGGATCAGCTTTGCCCGGGCCAAAGAAAGCAAGTAAACCACGTTGACGATCCGGCGATGGATCGGCACGGCATATCGAAAGGAGAATGAGCATGGGACTTCCTACACTACTGGATATCGCCAAACTCAACGGGACCGACGCAGTTGTTGGCCTGATTGAGGAGGCAACGCGGGCCCACCCGGAGTTGACGCTGGGGGCGGCCCGGACGATTCGCGGGTTGAACTACCGGACCAAGGTACGGACGGGTCTACCGACCGTTTCCTTCCGTGCAGCCAATGAGGGCACGACGGTATCAAAGTCGGCCTTCGAGAACCGGCTGGTCGAGTGCTTCATGTTGAACCCGATCTTCGAGGCGGATAAAGCCGTTGCCGACTCCTGCGAGGACGGGGCGGCGGCCTATATGGCGATCGAGGGCGGCGGTATCCTTGAGGCGGCCATGCAACTGCTCGCCAAGCAGATGTACTATGGGGCGGCACAGGGCGGCGACGTCAAGGGCTTCCCGGGCCTGCTGGCAGCCTACGACGCAACCAATATGGTTGTGGACGCGGGTGGCACCACGGCAACGACCGGATCGAGCGTCTGGGCGGTCCGTTGGGGTCCGCAGCACGTTCAATGGGTCTGGGGCGCCAACGGTCAACTGGCCCTCTCGGACGTGAAGGAGGCGATCCTGTTTGACGGGAGCCAAAATCCGTACACCGGCTACTGGCAGGACTTCCTGGCGCGGCCCGGGGTACAGGTCGGCTCGATCTATTCCGTCGGCCGGATCAAGAAGTTGACCGAAGACTCGGGCAAGGGCTTGACGGACGCCCTATTGGCGACCTTGTTGAGCAAGTTCCCGGCCGGCGTCGTGCCGGACGTGTTCCTAATGAACCGGCGCTCGCTCTTCCAGTTGCGGTCTTCGCGGACGGCAACGAATCCGACCGGAGCTCCGGCCCCGATTCCCGACGAGAGTTTCAATGTTCCGATTGCCGTCACGGACGCGATTCTCAACACGGAGGCCCTGACGCTATAGGCGGGGGCCTATTATTGGAGAAACCAACTTTTTCGAGGAGGATACCTATATGGACGTGCAAGACAAATTGCTCACGTCAGTAGTGGCGCTGCCTGATGGAGCGGCATCGACCTATTCGGCCGACTTCGATCAGGCTGGAGCGGTGCAGTCAGGCAAGCAGCGGTTTACCGCTCTTTGTGAGCTCCACGTTTCGATCCCCGCCCTGAGCACGGTGCAACTGCCGGACACCAAGACAATCACCTTCGCGGTCTGTGCCGGGGCGAGCGCCGCGCCGACGACGGTAATTGCCGACGCGATCCTGGTTTTGACCGGGGCCGGCGGGGTGGGGTGTGCGGCGGCCGTGGTGCGGTTCCGTCTGCCGACCGACGTGGCCCGTTATGTCCGCATCAAGGCAACGGGCGTTGCCACAGTGGCGGGTTCGACGGCCAACATGACCGTTACGCTGCGGTTCTGACCGCTCGGGGGCGGATATGAGCGCGTCACTGAAATCGGCGCTGGCCGGCGCGTTCAAGACGCTCCGCACCAGCTTGGGCGATCAAGTCGCGTACAGCCGCGGAGCGCAAACGGCGTATCTGACGGCTATCATGGCGGACGTGTTATATGAGGTAACGACCGGCGACGGCGGGACAGAAACGTGGTCTTCGCGGGACTTCCTGATGGAAGCGGCGGCGCTGAAGCTCGGCGGCGTTGTTGTTGAGCCGGCCCGGGGCGATCGGATCGAGGCGGAATCACAGGCCTGGGAGGTTGTAGGCCCGGGCAATCAGCCCTGTTTTGAGTATTCGGACCCGTACAAGTTGGGGCTGCGAGTTCACACGCGGGGGATAG